ATTCCACCCCCTCCGGGATGTTCTTTGTCAGCTTCGCCGTCGATCTCTGGAAAAACATCTCCAAATTGTCCGCATAGGCGCACCACACTCCGTCTATGATCACCGCCGGGAGCCCCGACCGAACCAGCGTATAGAACTTGGCCTTCGACACCCCCAAATATTTGCAGATTGCCTCCGCCGTCCATAGGATCTTCCCGCTTCTGGCGACATCATCCTCCATCACATGACCCCCTGGGATATGACCCGCCGCTTCATCGGACGGACGTTGCCGCCGGGAATGCCCGGAACCGCCGGACGCCTCAAAAGGTTCACCCCGCCGCCGACCCATTGCGGCTGGGCAAGCGATATGCAGAGGATCTCTCCATCCAAGAGGTGATTATCCCTCCGCAGCCTCACCCATTCCGCGACCCCTTTTTTGTTCACCCGCTTCTCTTCCGCCGTGACCTGCCGGATGTAGTCCTCCCCGGTTTCGGCATGGAGATAGAGCGCATTCGGCCCCTGGGCGATCGCCTGGTCCAGTCCGTAGTGGAAATAATCCTTCATGACGTCCGTGTCGATCGTGATGATCCGGAACCATTGCGGCAAAGTCTTGCCTGATGGCGTCTGCATCAATGGTTCGCCCACCTTGAACCTGGTCCCCTGGTTCGCCGATGCGCCTTTCGTTCCGAACAGGGCTGGACCACGCCCCTGGTTCTTCACGATCCACCAGTAGGCCGCCTCCGTCATGGAGGTATCCTGTTCCGGCCCCCTGGTCCCGCCGGTATCCCGCGCCGCCCTCCAGATCGACATGGACCGGCTGCCGTCCTCAACCGGGTATTGCGTGCTGAATACAAGCGCGTCAAGATCCTCCTCGGTCGGAAGAAAACCGTAGTGGATCAGCCAGGAGGTCATATTCGCCGCCCAGGCCCGGACCACGAACCAATATCCGGCCATCTGCTGATCGATCCCGCAGGTCAGAGCGACCGCCTCCATCGGGACAGTCTGAGGATTCAAGGCACATCGGGCCTTGAAAAGATTGTCCGAGGTCCGGCTGACGATGACCTGCTTCCACGATTCCCCCAGGCTGGTATTCGTCCAGACTTTCAAGGTCTGAGGATCGTCCTTCGACGCATAGAACTTCTCGGCGACCTGGGCGAACGTCACCCACGGGGAATAAAGCTCGTTGATCCAGAACCCAGCGATCCGCTTGACCTCCGGGGCCTGTTTGCGCCATTCTCCCCGGAGGATCATCCGGGCCTTGTCATTGTCCGTGATCATCCCTTTGCAGAACGGGCATTCATACTGCGCTTTTGACGGCTCTGACTTCGGCCACTTGACGTTGTCGAAGGTGAAAATCTGGAACTCTCCGCAATGGACGCAGGGGATGAAGTATTTTCGGCGGTCTGATTTGAGATACTCGGCCTCGATCTTGCTCAAACCCTCGTCCGTCGGCGTCGAAAACAGGCCGATTTTCCTATTCCAGAACGTCGTGGTTCGCTTTCCGATGAGGCTGACGGGATCTCCTTCGGTCCCGGCAGAGGACGGAAAGGCGTCGATGTCATCCGCAAGGGCGATTCTGATAGACCTGCCGCGCAGGGAGGCGGCACTATTCGCCCCGGCAATTGTGATATGGCCTCCATAAAAGACTTTGTGATTGACTGTATTTCCCGAATCCCGACTTTTTACGTCCGCGACTTTGCGCATCAGGCATGGTGTGTCCCGGAGCATCGGCGCGAGGCGGTCCTTGCTGAACGATTTGCCGACTTCAATGGTAGGCTCAACCACCATGATCGGCGATGGATCGTAGTCAATGAAAAAGCCGATGACGTTTTCCAGGACGGACGTTTTCCCAACCTGGGCCGATGACATGACCACCACTCTCTCCACGCTCGGATCGCTGAAGGCGTCCATGATGCCCCGCTGATATTCAGCCCTCGCCGTGTACCACCTTCCGGGCTCCGCGCTTGCCTCCGGACTTAGCACCCGGTTTTGATCGGCCCAGGCGCTTACCGTGAGGAGCGGCTTTGGGCGAACCATGCTTAGAAGCTCGCTTACCGCTTGCCATTCGCGCGAGGTCTTTAAGGTCTGGATTTGCAATTTCGTTTCTCACCTCGTAAAGCATTTTCTCCACCAACGCCTTGATCTCCGGGATCGTCAATCCATAAGCCATCGGGGGCAGCTTCGCCGGCAGCAGCTCGAGCTTGTTCACCACATTCTGCATGACCGCCGCCCATACCTGCTGCGCCCTTTCCGTGTCGATCGTCTCCCCACGCATCTTCTCCAGCTCCAGTTGCTTCCGGTCGGCATTGATCCGGGTCAGGCGGGTGCGCTCATCGGTCAGGGAGAGGGAACCCCCGGCCTCGGCACGCTTGCGGTAATACTCAATCAGCGTCCTGGATGCTTCTATGAGGTCAATCTTCCCGGCTTTGACCGGGGGAGTGACCCCATCGGTCGCCAGTTGCCGATACCGCCTCCAGCCGATCCCGAACACAGCATCCGCGACCTTCGTCAACTCAACCATGAGGACCGGATTAGCCATGGGTGGCCTCCTGGTTGGCTGCGGTGCCTTTGCGGGGGGATTTATCCTTGCTGCCTTTAGGCCGTCCGGCTCCGGGTCGTGCTCCGCCTCTCATGGTTCGTCACCTCCGCCGATCTCGCCAAATTGCACCGGACCTATATCCGCCGTCGCCTTTTTGGGATCGCCTTTGACAAACACCAATACGTTCTGATGTGTCTTCCCTATTTTGCGGCCTGTCTCAAATTGTCGCCCCGCCCGTATCGGTAAACTACCTGCCGCTGTAACAAGAATCATTTCGTTGTAATACTTCAAACCGCAGGCGACAAACGCCTTCACGGTATCCGGGATAAATTGATAATAAAAACCTTTCTTATCCCTAACCTCACCGACCACGAAACAGGCGTAGCGGTTTTCTTTCAGAACGGAGAGACTTTTTTTGATGATTTCCTGATATTCTTTCAGAAATAACGGATAAGGCATTGTTGAAAGATCGCGCTTGTCGTCGCTGTAAACTTCAAGGTCAGCGTATGGCGGGCATGAAAAAAGAAGGTCGGCTTGAACGTCCGGGCATATTTTATCGATCTCGCGGCTGTCGCCTATATGCCAGACGGGGGCCGGACATTGATCTGATGGCATCCCGACAATCTGTTGCACTACATTATGTTTAGCCTCGTCATTTTCTTTGCGGTTTGTTACCGCCTCATGGCTTATAGTTTCCCATTGTCTTCTGTTCTCTTCAATCTGTCGGGCGGATAGATCAACACCGATGTATTTCCGGCCTAATTTCGCCGCCACAATGCCCCTAACGCTTCCACCAGCGAAGGGGTCCAGCACCAGGCCGCCCGGAGGGGAAAACCAGCGGTAAATTAATTCACAGAGAACAGGGTCGAAGATGGAGGTGCCGGACGTTCCAGGTGCTGAATCTTCATAACCGCCTGCATATTGCATGGCTTTGTCGGAAGAGGATGTATTGCTTTTCAATCGCCCGCCTTTCAGAATCTTTTTGCTTGTATCGTCAAGGGTTTTCATTCTCGCCCCCCCAGTGACCCATGTTAAATTTTTCATTCTCGCCCCTCATAATGTCTTGCCCGAAACAACGCGCTTTGTCTTTCATGCTATCGGCCTTCCTCTACCATCGCCTCTTTGTTTTTTGCTGTAATTACAGGCCGGGCGTGGGGATGATCCCGGCGAAAGGCGTTTAATTTGTCTTGATTTTTGAAACTCGCCGCTCTCTCTCTTTTTCGATAAAAGTTTAGATTTTCCGTCGTTACTTGCGCCGCTTCCATTGTCAGCCCCCCCCCCGCCCCAATTCGCTTTTTATGCCAAGCGCGATCCATGCCGCCTTTCTATCCTGCCACCATCCCTCGCGGGCATTAAGAACAGAAAATGGCGGGACGCCGAAACGATCGGCAAGGGTTACGTTCGGCGGTTCTGGTTCGCCTGGGCCAGTATCACCTAACATCCAATCCTCCGGCAGCTTCACCCCCCAATCTGCCAGCGGCAAATCACCCCAAGCGTTGGCGAGGTCATCCATCGACCATTCGCCCCATGAGCCGTTATCCTTCACGACAAATTCCCGCTTCTGCTCCGGCGTCAGCCCCGAAACGATCTTGGCCGTCACTTCCTTCGCGCCGATCTTACGAAGGGCAAGGAGACGCATATTGCCGCCGATAACGGTCATGGTGTCATCGACTACGATCTCCCTGATCCCCATCATGTCAGGAAACTCCCGGAGAGACTTGACAAGGCGGTCCATGTCCTTCGTGGAGATCCGCCTTGGGTTGTCCGGATTGATCTTTAAGGCGCCCAGCTTTACCGTTTTTGTAGTGATTTTAACCATATCAGACCCTTAATCCTCCCATCCTATGCTCATACCAAAAAATGATGCCTTGCCTTGAAAGGCTGAAAAATAACCCTTGGCCTAACGATTTTTCGTGGCTCTACGCTCCGTGATGGAGAAACCCCCGGCAAGGACCCGTTTATATTTTTGCTTGTATCCCCTATTCCGCATCATAATACGCACACCTTTCCGCCTCGCGGAATGCCTCGCGGTGTTGCGAGATGTTATGTTTAAGGATGTTTTTAAAGATCTTAATCGACCCATCATTGTTTTCATGGAACCCCAGGTCGCAGCGTGCCGTTGCCTTCGGCCAATCCAGCTTTGCATTGACGATGGCGTTGCTGGTATGAATGAGGGGTATCCTGGCTTTGAGATGAAAGCAATCGAGACAGGTGCGCTTGGTCATGATTGTGCCTCCTGGCGCATTCCTATGAGCCGGTTATTTGCGCCGATCGCTATTGGTTTATTTATGACGTTGTAACCTTCCGCTGCGTTGGTTATTTCGCATAATCCGGGGAGATATTG